TTAAAACACATTTACGAATTGATGGATCTGATGATGATACCCAAATTGATAATCTAATAAAAACTGCACATAACTGGGCTAAAAGATATACAAAAAGAAGTCTAACAACACAAACATTAAAATTATCTATAGATGCTGTATATGATACTGATATCCCACTGCGAGAAGGTATGTATATTGGCGTAGATCAAGATATCACAAGAAGAAGTATTTTATTACCTGAATCGCCTGTCGCATCAATAACGCATGTAAAATCTTTTGATGATTCTGATACAGAAAGCACATTTGCATCAGGTAATTATATGCTTGATAGTGCAGGTGTACCTGCTAGGTTTGTTTTAAGAAATGGCAAAAGTTATCCGACAGGTCTTAGAGTTGCAAATGCATTGGAGATTACTTATGTAGCAGGTTATGGTGCGACAACTGCAGTACCATTTGATATAAAACTTGCTTGTTTGAATTATATTGCATACCTATTTGAACATAGAGGTGATCAAGATACGCAAATCAAGGTACCAACATCAGCAACACAATTATTGCAACCATATGTTATAAGACAATTTGGTACAAATCCATATCGAGGCACTGCACATTATGGAGGCATGATTTAATGTCCCTTATTGGTGAAATGAGAAATAGAGTTATATTACAAACCCTTGGTGGATCAATAGATGCAGGAGGTGGCACAACATCTACATATTCAACAGCAACGACTGTGTGGGCTAAGGTAGAAAATTTATCAGGTAGCGAATCATTATTCGGTGATCAATTAAGAGCAACAGCTAGTTTTAGATTTACCATAAGATATTATTCTGCATTAACAGAGAAGAATCGTATATCTTATGATTCAAAAACATTTGACATACAATATATTAAAGATATAGAAGAAGGCAGAAATAAATACCAAGAAATATTGGCAACAGAAGGTGTAGCAACATAATGGGAATATCAGTACAAATAGATAGCAAGATAGATCAAAATAGAAAAAAACTTGATAAATTATTTATGCAAAATGCCGTTAGGCATGTTAATCGTGTTGCTGTTTATTTTCAAAATGAGGTAAAAAGAGGTATGCAAAGAACACCAAAAACAGGAGAGAAATATCGTAAGGGTAAAAAAATACATATCGCATCATCTGAAGGCAACCCACCTGCTATTGATACAGGAAGATTAGTCAGCAGTATATTGGTGAGTAATGCTACAGGTTTGGGAGCAGTGCCAGTAGCTAAGGTAAAAACAAATGTTGAGTATGCTTATACATTAGACAAAGGGAATTTAAATAGACCATTTATGAGTAAAAATAGCACTGCTTATCAAAAGGCAAGATTATTTTCACAAAAAATTATGAAAAATATGTTTAGGTAATATTATGGGATTTCATTCATTCGATCTACAAACAACAATATTTACTACATTATCAAACGATTCTTCATTAGATACAAAAATTGGTAATAATAAGGTATTTGATAGTGTTGCACCACAAGACACTGCATATCCATATGTTGTTATAGGTTTAGAAAATAGCAGAGAAAATAACGCAAAAGGCAGATCAGGAAGAACATACAATGTAGATATTGAGTGTTGGTCTAAATATAGGGGACAAAAAGAGATCAAGGAGATTATGGAAATATTGCACAATCTTTTTGATAATGTTAGTCTAAACGTGTCAGGTGCGACTTCGGTTATAAGCACTGTTGTTTCAACAATAACCCTTGTTGAGGGTGATGGGATAACAAGACATGGAATAATAAATATAGATTTTTTAATATTTGATTAGAGGTAATTATGGCAGTTTTAAAAGGTAAAGATTTTTTATTAAAAGAAAATTCAACAGGATCGGCAGCGACTATTGGGAGTATGAGAAGTACCTCAATGACAATCAATGGCGAAATGATTGATGTAACAAGTAAAGATAGCAACCCATTTGTATCAGGTGGTACTGCATTAGGTAGAGATATACTTGATGGTGGAGGTGTTAATTCTATGAGCATGACATGCTCTGGCATATTTGATGATACAAGCGCGCTTAATAGAATGATTGGTTTTGTTAATGCAGGTACAAATCAGGCATATGTTATGCAATTCGGTGATGGTAGTAATTATTCAGGTAATTTTAAAATAACATCATTTGAAACAGGTGGTGAATATAATGCTGAACAAACATATAGCATTAGTTTAGAATCTACAGGTCAGGTAGCTTATACATCAGCATAATATGTGGATAAATAAAAACATTAAACTTGGCTCTAATGATTTAAAGTGTTCAATCAGAATCAAAGATGAAGTTATTGAGATAGAACTGCCATTCGTTGAAGATTATGAAGAATTGTTAGAGTCTAAACAGATCACAATTGATACCAAAAAGTATAATGTTATTTCAGTTGTAGATATAGCTGAAAGACATGAAAAATTATTTATTTCATGCTCACAAGAAAAGAGTAAGAAAACAGAGAGGGGGACTAATGAACAATCCAATAAGAGCAGAAAAAACAGTTAAGGTAGGCGATACCGAATATAAATCTCGTATGTCGTTAGACACCATTATGCGAATAGAAGATTCGCTAGGTACATCAATTCTAAAGGTTGGTGAAAAATTAATGTCTAGAGATATAACGCAAAGAGAATGCTTGATAATCTTAACATTATGTATCAGAGCAGGTGGCAATGATATAGAAGAAAAGCAAATAACAAAATTGATGTCGCAACAAGATTTGGTTAAAACAATAACCACAATAGGTGAATTGTTCTCATTGGCTCTACAGACCAATAATTCTGAAAATTCTGAAAAAAAAAGCTAACAGAAGAAGATCAAAAAATACCCATAGATAGATACATTGAGATTTTGGTTGGTATGTTACATATACCACCAAATCAAGTATGGGATATGTCATTAAAAGAAGTTACACTAGCGATTAAAGGTTTTAGAGAATATAATGGTGGTGATACAGATGAACCAGTCACGAGAAATGATATGGAAAAATTAAAAGAATTATATCCTGATTATTAAATATGGCAGATTTAGATAAACTTGTAGTACGAATTGAGGCAGATTTAAATGATCTTAAAAAAGGTCTAACTGATGCCGAAAGGAAAATAAAAGATTCATCAGGTAAGATGGGTAATAGCTTTAAAAAGCTAGATAAGGGATTAATCAATCTCGGATCATCAGTAGTTAAATTCGGATCAATATTCGCAGCGACATTTGGTGTACTCGCAATAAAAGATATCATTGGTGTTGGTATTGAAATTGAAACACTAAGAATAAGATTCAAAGCATTATTTGGATCTGCAGAAGAAGGCGCAAGGGCATTTGAAGAATTGCTTACATTCGCAGGTAAAGTACCATTCTCACTAGATGAAATACAAGCAGGTGCAGGTGCATTAGCAGTTGTATCAGAAGATGCAGAAGAACTTGCAAAAAATTTAGAAATCACAGGTAATGTCGCGGCGATGAGTGGTCTGACATTCGTTGAGGCAGCACAACAAATTCAAAGAGCATTTGGTGCAGGAGCAGGTGCAGCCGAAATGTTAAGAGATCGTGGTGTTCTTGCCATGGTCGGTTTCGAGGCAGGCGCAACTGTAAGTGCAAGAGAAGTAAACAGAGTATTTTCAGAGTTATTCAGGAAAGGTGGCAAATTTGGAAATCTAACAGATGAATTAGCAAACACCGTTCAAGGTACACTGAGTATGATTCAGGATAGTATCTTGCAATTTAAAATAGCCATATCAAATGAATTCATGAAAGAAATTGGTAAACAATTAAACCTTCTTGATTCAAATTTAAAAGCAAATGCCAAGGAAATAGATAGAACAGGTACAGAGATTGGAAGATCATTAGGTGAAACAGCAGCTACTGTTGTTCGTAATTTAGATGAAATCACAATTGCTATTGAGGCATTAACCACAGTTTTACTTGGTAGTGCATTATATAAATTTGCTAGAAATCCAGTAATCTTAGCCATATCAGTTGTGTTAGGTGTAATTATAAAAGCCATAGCACAAGCGCGTAGAGAATATAAACAGTTTCATGATGAAGTCGCCAAGAATAATATGGTACTTGAAGACTTTTTAGATATTATAAAAAATAATCCCAAAATATTTGGTGAATATGAGCTAGGTGTAAAAAAGGGAACAGAGGCAAATAATGAATTCGGCATTTCGTTAGAGGACTTAGTATCAATACTAGATGAAACCAAAAAAACCCTTGATGATGCAGGTAAGGAAATAGCAGATGTATTCGCTGATTCTATTGTTAAAGGTGAAAATTTCAAAGATGCAATGAAAAGAGTATTTCAAGATGCATTATCAGATATTATTGCCTATGCAACTCATTTATTAATCATACAACCGATTATTGAAAAAATAAAAGATTCTATTGATGGTGTGGCAGGTGCAATGAAGAAATCGAGTAAACAAACAAATACAGTTGCATTAGGTTTTACAGATCAAGGAGCATACACAGGTGCACCACCAATGGCTTATGGTGGTAATGTTTTACCAAATAGACCATATACAGTCGGTGAAAGAGGAACAGAATTATTTGTACCAAAACAAGCAGGTGATATAGTTCCAAATAATCAATTGAGTGGTGGTATAACAATTAATCAGAATTTAAATTTTTCTACAGGTGTATCGCAAACAGTGAGAGCAGAGGTAATGAATCTAATGCCTGCTATAAAAGAGGAAACAGTTAATGCAGTTGCAGAAAGTAGATCACGAGGTGGTAGTTTTGCTAGGACATTCGGTGCATAATGGCTAGTCCAACATATCCATTAACAATGCCAACTTCCCCAGGGTTCACAACTTCTGAATGGAATATTGTAAAAACTGTATCAATGACACAATCGCCATATACATATGCACAACAAGTTGCAGAATTTGAAGGATCACTTTGGACAACAGTTGTTAGTTTACCACCTATGAAAAGATCACAGGCAGGAGTTTGGCAAGCATTTTTTATGCATT